GTGTTTCAACTTTATTAGCAATTTTTTCTAAGAAATCAAGATTGAATGCTTGAAGATCTGATTGATTAACTGTTGAATCTGCTCTATAGTCATATATTTCTGTATTTGCATAGAAGTTAGAGCTTAGCGCATTTTGTAGTTTTGCAACCGGTTCTTTAATACCTTGACCACCAATAAAGTTTATTTGTAATGTAACATCCGCTATCATTGGTTGAACCCCAATACCCTCAGGATTTAAATCCCATGTTGAATTTTCAAATGTAATATTAAGATTTGTAATAACTATTTTTGAATGATAAAAATCCCCTATTCTTAAAACACAAACAGGAGGTGGGCCAAAGGTTGTGTTTCTTGCATCAACAACATTACCATTACTTTCGGCATTTAATCCTTTAATTGGTATAGTGTCACCAGGTCTAATACATTGTTGTAAGAATGTTAGTCTAGCATTTAATCCTTCTGGTGTCATTGAGTGAAACGCAGGATGAAAATATCTAAATTTTTGTTTAAGAGAATTAAAAACAACAGGATCTGTTTCTTCTAACTTCTTAAAATAAAAACATTCAGATAATGTCTTCATTATAAGTTTTTTAACCACATCTAATGGTGGTTTTTTATTTTGTTTTATTTTATTAACAAAAATATCTGTTTTTTCGGGCCCAATAACATCTTTACCCGGTATGGCCGTTCCTGGTTTAGCAGGTATTTGTGTTGGTTTAGGATATGCTTGAACTTTAACATCAACAGATCTGCAATAAAATGTAACTGGTGTATATTTTTTTAACCCTCCAGTATTTTTTATCTCTTGTTTATGACAATCATATCCTTCTGGACCTGTTCTGGTTGCATTTTCTCCTTTATTTGTAAATGATATATTAATATCGCCGACAATGTCTTCACCATATCCCAAATCTTTTAATTTTATAGTTAAATCTTCTTTAACTTCAGATGGTTTAGATTCAAGTTCACTTTTAGATTTAGTCCAATATTTTGAAACGCTTGCCGGAACATCATTGTTTTTTGAAAGCGTTTTTAAAATATGTTTAATTACACTATCGGATCTTCTATATGATAATTTAATATTGTATTTTTCATCAGCAACAAACGATGTTGATGACTCAATTCTAATGTCAATATTTTTTAAATTGTTTTTAGTAAGTTCAGCTTTTATCCCAGTTAAAGTTTCTGTTAAAGAACTATAGTTATTTTCTAATAACTGAAATGCTGTGGTTATTTGACCTTGTGTTCTAGTAACTAAAGATGCTGTTGTCCCTGTTGGTGCTTCACTACCATATATTGTATTTCTATCTGATTTATTATTTGTTGTATCAACGGTTAATATTTTAGTTAATTCGGTATTAAGTGTTGAATTAAAAATGGTTTTTGTTTCTTGTTTTGTATACCCAGAATAAATTTGTCCATAATCTTCACTAGCATATAAATCATCCTGTGGAAATGGAATATCATTAGGGAAAAACAAAATTCCACTGTAATTTAATGCTGGGTTAAGTGTTTCACTAGGACCCGTTCCAGGTGTTGTTGTACCGGGTGTTGTTGTTACATCACCAGCAATATTTCTAAATTCTATTGAATCTAGTATATCGAATGTATTTTTATTTTTATAATAATCAATATACGCTTGTACTAATTCTAAATCAGATCTATCTAATGTTGTATATTTTCTAACTAACGTATAAAAATCAATATCTTGACATCCAGCAAATACAGAATTTAAATATTCTTCCGCCTGTTCATCAGTTATTTCTTTTATTAATAAATTTAAAATACTTGGATGATCAACAATCACTTTAAACGATACTGTACCACTTCTCTCTGTATTTTGATATGTATAAATTGGCTCTGGTCTTCCTAAAAAATTATTTTTATCCCAGTTTGCACTATTTGTTTCGTTAACCTTTAAGTCATATGGTGGAAACCACATAACACGACCACCGTTTGGCCCTCTTTCGCAATATGGTAAGTCATCATATGTATAACCAAACTTGTTTGATGTTTTCCATGATAAATTTTCAAGAGAAAACATATATTTTTTAACTTTACCTGCAACCGCATCGATGTTGGTTGAACTTTGATCAAACGATCCGTTGCCATTTGACATTGGTGCAATATTCAAGTTCCATGGTGTTGATAAAACACTATCTTCAACTTTTCTTATTAAACCTGTTCTTTTCATTGTATCAGAATAATTCATGTATGATCTATCTTTAGTCCATACTCTACAATATTCTGTACCGTCTTCTTTGCCCGTTGATTTATCAATATATTTTATTGCAGACCCTCTAGATAAAAGCGTGTCACCTTCTCTGAATATTCTACTTGTTTGATCAATAACATTAGCGACGTGTGATCTTGATTGCCCACCATCTTTAGGTAATGAATTTAATAATTCTTGTGTTTTACCTAAAATAGAATCATCTCTAAATGTATGTTTTGTTGATAATGTTTCCTCAAATACTGAGCTTTCGCTTTGGTATTCTAAATTACCATAACCCAATTTATTTTTACTGTTAATACTATACCAAGTTAGTTTTCCTGGTATGGCACCTCTTTCTGAAATATTTTTTTCTTTATGAAATAGACGAGTTGCAGTTTCATCAAACAATAAAGAAAGATAATAAGGGCTTCTTGTTTTGTTATTATTAAAATCAGCTATTGTATCTCTAACATCATTACCTCTATCGTCACCAATATACGCTTTACCTGCTGGAGCTTCTAGACCAATAATTTTATTAATGCCAGATGCTATTCTATCAACAAAGTTAAATATTTTACTAGAATTTTGTGATCTAGCAGATAGTGTGTAGTTTGGCGCGTATGTTGAAAAAGATAAATTATTATATAATATACCTTTTTGACCATCACTCAGATATTCAATCATTAAATCTGATGGCTTTCTACTTAATTTAGGTCTTCTTTGAATTCCTAATAAAGATCCTAGTGCGCCAGTTGCATCTTGAAAGATTTTTCCAAATTCTGTTTTAGGTACCGGTCTATTAATTACAGGATTAGCTGGATTACTTAAATAATCACCAGGAATTTCTGAAAAGGGAAATTCCACGCCAGCAATTGTTTGAACAAAATCAATTGCTTTACCAGCTAATGTTTTAGCAACGGTAATCTTATAATTTTTTTCAATTAATTTTTCTTTACCTGTAAATAAATTAACAGCAGTAGATAAATTACCATTAAATGCATCAAGTGCTCTAACTCTACCAAGTGTTGCTGTTTGTAAATTTTGTCTAATCCTTGCTTGAACAGGACCATCTGGGCTTTCAGATATATGATAGTTAGCAAACTTTGCTAATTTAGATTCAAATTCATAGTTTTTAGAATCCAACGCACCTATTAAACCCCTACCTAAAATACCACTATTAATTGGAAAATATGGATATATACCAACATTATCTATTGATGTTATATTTCTTACATCTTCAACAACAACATAATCACCATTTTCTGGTGCAAACCTATTACTTGTTCCAGTAGATATTATTTGTGCATCTCTAGATGTTTGTTGGTTTAATATTACATCACCTTGATCCTTGTTCGGAAAGCTGTTTGTTTTTTGAATAGGATAGTTACTACTACTAAAAGTCTGAGGACCATTAGGCGCATTTAAAGTTTTAGCTAGTAGTTCATTTCTAAAACCTTTTGTTGCATCAAAATCTAAGTAGCTTGGCATCTATTTGTTTATCTAATAAATAGATAATTTATTGTTTTATTATGCGTAATCATTAATACCCTTAACTATACTAGACGCAAGTGACGCCTTTAATTGTGGTGTTCTTTCAATTTCATCCACAACTATACCAGCTAATGCACTATTGTTGCTGTTTATATCAACTTTAACATTTACGAATATTTCTTTAATAAGTTCAATTCCCTTGTCAATTATATCCCCACCAGCCTCTTTACCCTTATTTATAATTTCAGGTATATTCATTTGATTATAAATTTCGCTAGTCTTTTGTTTTAATTCATCAATAACCTTTAATATATCTGGGTCTATTGATTCTTTAAGTTTACCCTTAAATAATTCAGATGTATCTTTTGCTAATTTACTTACTTCTTCTATTGCTTGATTTGTTATTTCTCCGGTACTTTGTTGTGCTGGATTAAATTTCTCCATAAATTTTGCAGCTTCATTCATTCCATCAGTTGCGGCCTTTCCAAGTGAGCTTTTTCTGGTATCCTCCATCATTCTTAAATAAATTGCTGTTGCAACATTTAAGATTTGTGTTGTTTGGTTGAATTGATCTTTTGCTATTTTTTCTGGTGTTTGTTCAGCAGCTTCTTCTTGTAATTTTTGTAATAATTTTACTTGATCATCTGATAAATCACTCAAACCAACAAACCCATCAACCACATTTGTTAGGCCCAAGTTTTTAGCCATATCTTTTGGTATATCAAATCCAACTCTACCGTCTTTAATTGTAGATAAATTGGAAACAAATTCTTTTTGATCGTCACTAAGTGATGGGAACATATCTAATTCACTCATAGCTTCCATCTTTGCAGCCCCTTTAACAGCCATATTAGTCAATTCACCCATCGATATACCTAAAGCGTCGGACATGGCCTTAGCTCTTCTTAAATTGGCCCCAGTTACTTCAAATCTACCTTGCTCTGCGTTATATGTTGCTAAACTTCTTGCTGCACCAATAATGCTTGTTTGTAATGAACCAACATCATTTGTTGCATCATACATTAATTTTATTGGGTCGGAAAAATCTCCAATAGCACCACCAACAACTTGTAAGTTAGCAGCTAAATTTATTGCACTTTCTGGATCATATAATTTATCGGCTACTCTAAAAACATCTTCCATGTTTATTTTTAGTGATTGAGCTTGTTGAACCATTTTACCTAAACCAGCAATACCACCTTGAAAACCAAATTGATTTAATTTACCGAGCTGCATCACTAATGTATCGGTTGTTGATTTTGCACTTAAACCAACTTTAACAGATTTTAAACCAATATCTGTTATTGACTTTGCAGCTCCATCTAATCCTAAACCAACATTCCTAAAATTTTCAGCGTTTTCTAATATAACTCTAGAATTCTTAGCAAAAGCTAATGACGCAACCATAGCTGTAGAAATGGTTTTATCATTGTACATGGACATTCTCTCGGAATTGACCATTAAATCTTTAACAGCGTCTAAGGTATCATTTGTTGCTACACCAAATTGCTGTGATGCTATCATAGCTTCTCTGGTGGAATCCATCATACCCTGAGCAGTACTTCCCACATACCCACCAGCACCTTTAACTCTTTCTATTAATTCTTTATCTAAATTAGTGATATCAGCGATAACCGCTTTAATTCCATCAATACCGCCTGAAATTATTGCTTTAGCAATTTCAATTGGATTTAAACTAATTGTTTTTGATAACGCGGCTATTATTTTTTCACCTGTTTGAACGTTGACCCTAGCAATGTTTGTTGCTTGTTGATCTATAAAAGCTTGGCTTAATCCAGCAGTACCAGAACCTGTACTAGAACTTTGTTTTGATGTTTTTGATGAAATTTCAGATATTGCTTTACCATACCTATCGGCAGCCTTGTCAGCATCACCCTTTTCTATACCTAGATTTAATAAGTATTTTAAAAATTCACCTTTACTTTCTGCCATTTTCTATTGTTGTATTAACATAAATAGTTTTATTAATTGTTTTCCAATATCGCATTGATAATACTATTTCTTTCATGTATCGGCAATATTAACAGATCATGGTAGGTGAATCCTTTACTTAAAAGGAATAAAATTGCTTGTATTTGATTTTTCTTATATTCCGTAGAAGGGACGAAAAAACTCCACCCCAAAGTCAACCAAAACTGGGACTTTTTCTCCTGACGGGGCGATTACATCAACTATTAGGTCTAAACCTGGTTTATTTTCTCCAACAAATTTTTTAAAATCTAAAGAATCTTTGATTGGTAAATTTTGAATAAATTGATATATAGCCATTTGATCTCTTTGTCCATCAATTGACTTTATCATCATTTCTAATTTTTTAGTATTCAGAGGAATAACATTTGAACCACCAGCATCTTTTATTGATTGTAATTCTTTTTCTTGAGTATTCGTTAAAAATTTAAATGTTATAGTTTTCTTTGAAATTGGTAAAACATATGAATATTCGTTATTTGAATCTTTCTCCAATTTAAATTCCTTAACCTTCAATACAGATAAATCTAATTCACCCTCAAACTGCTTTTTTGTTCCTGGATCTGTTAGGGTTAGAGTATATGTTGTACCAAATGCTGTATTTCTTAAAAAGATTAAAATAGCCTGCCTATCCTCTTCAACAATTTCGTCAAGCGATATTTCTTTATCTAGTACCTTTCTTTTTAATAACTCATCAATAACCGTTTCAGATTGAATTAGATTGGGAGACATTAATATATTTTCATCAGAAGCTGTTAAATAAGCAACTCTTAATGTTTTTCTACCATCCTCATAATGAACTCCTTGAGATGGAAGAGATACCACATCATATGATACCATTGGGTTAATATTATCCATAATAAATTAAATTAGTTTGTATTAATATAAGTATAATTTATTGGAAAATCAACTGATAAAACAAAAGGTTCCACATGGAACGAAAAATCCACCAACCAAAAAGGCTGATGGATTTAAATAAATCTATTTTAAAAGTAATATTAATATACTTGGATACATCTATCCATTCTCAATTCAGCATCAATTGTTGCTAATTCATCTTGAGAATAGTTCAAATCACCAAAGTTTAAGCTAGTTAAGAAACAACCTTCAAGAATCCATTTTTCAACTACTACCCCTGTTGGATCTAACATTTCTAACTCCACATTTTTCTTGTATCCTGCGGCGTAGCCCATTCTACCTGTAACTGATTCTGCATGTAAACGGAACCACTCCATAAGAGCCTGAGATGCTGAAGGACCAATTGGGTCTTTAAAAGTAACTTTAATTGGGTCCCATGTAAATCTACCTGCTACGTATGTTGAAGTATTCAAAAATGGAATTTCTGTTGCGTTAATTTTAGCACTAGGACGAGCGGTGGATGTTACATACCATTCGTTTATACCTAAAGATGATGGAAATCTTAGGATAAATCTATTTTTACGTTTCGGTTCATATGGAACCGGCATTTTCATTAATAAATCTGCCATTGTTTTTTAATTATATTTTTGTGTTTATTTCTTTCCTATAAATATATCAATATGTGAAATAAAATTTATTTTGCAAAATAGTTGTTTTTCTCGTTTTTTTTCCTTAGCTTTTTGCTACTAACTTACTAAAATACTAATATACTAATAATTCTAATATTCTAATGTACTAATATTTCTAATATTCTGATTTACTTATATTCTTTTATTCTAATTAACTAATTTACTGATATTCAATATAATAAACAAAAATGGGGAGGTTTTTAGCCGTCCCCATTCTTATTTTTATTCTAATATTAGATATTTTCAAAAGAAGCACCCGTTGGAGTAATTACGAATTCAACATCGATGAATTCCAATGATCTTGTTGGTTTGATGTATATTTTACCTCTTAATGTATTTGCATCAATATCCTCTGGATCATTTGAAACACTTACACGGAAGTCATATAAACCTCTTTCTTTCTTAATTGACTCAAGAATTGGGTTAACCAATCTTAAGAATTCTTGTCTAACTTGTTCATCATTTTGTTCAAACAATAATCTTATTGCTACAGCAGAAATTAATTTTCTAGCTCTCAATAACAATCTTCTTACGTTGATTCTATCTAAAGCTGATTCTCTAACTTGTAATGTTTTGTTACCCCAGATAATTGTACCTGTATCAGAGAATGTTGCAATTGGATTAATTCTAGCTTTGTAAAGATCGTCTCTTTCATCAAGAGTAAGTTTCTTTTGTGCTTTAATTGCATTAACTAGACCTCTTGAGTAACCAGCGACTGCGAACCAAGGATAAGAAACATTATCAGTTAAAGCAATATTTTTCAATACTTCACCTGTTGGTGGTATGAAAAGTTGTGTTGCGTTATCTGTATCTCTTACTTGAATCCAAGGCCAGTATGTTGCAGAATAGTTACTATCAATTCCTAAATCATCTAAAGATGAGATTGTTTCATCAGAAGTTGTGTAGTTAGGTGAATTAATAATGTATAATGAGTCAGCTCTATCATTTTCAATAATGTCAATCGCTTGATTAACTAATGAACTATGATTATTCCAATCAATACCTGGTGTTGCAAATATATTAATATCCACAGCTTCAGGATTTGCATATGTTTCTATACCTTGTAAGTAAGCATAATAATCTGAGTTTCCAACAGTACTGCTGAATACACCACCGTTACCAGTATGACCACTTACATATGTTGATTTACCAAAGATATATCCGTCACCATTTGTTCTTGTATTTCTATAAATGTCCCAGCCATCAAAACCGCCAAATACAGGTATTGTGAATTTTCTGTATGGCGTTGTAGCTAATTTACCTTTAGATACACCTTCTAAGTCATATGCTGTTGTTTTAAATAATTTACTACCAGTTGTTCCAGTGATTGATGACGCATTTGTTGATAAGTGGAAACCAAATGTTGATCCGGCTGCTACGTTACCCTTAAACTTTAACATGTCTCTATCATATTCAAAATGATTGTCTGTTGAAAATCCTAAAGTTACTTTTTTAACTTTATCACCATTTGTTGTGTTTGCATTTCCGCTAGCGTCATAATATAATACATCACCTGCGTCATAATATTTTGTTTTATAAAGAATTTCACCTATTTCAGATCTTGTTGTTACTCCCTTGAAACCAGCTGGTATTGCATCAGTTGGGTATTCACTAGCTAAAACAAGCATAATATATTTAGATCTTAATTCATATTCACCATCTGATGTACCAATTTTTCTACCGATAAAACCTGGTAAATCTGGATTCATTGTACATCTAGTGTATTTTTCTAAAACTAGTTGGTTAGCATCGGTATCGTTAAAATCACGAACAAGAACATCAAATTCTGCAGTGTCAAGATCAATATTTGCAATGGTTATTTTAACTTCATAGTTAGAATTATCACCATCTGATACAGTTAAGAAACTGAATAAATCAAAAACCTTCCCGCCTCTAACTTCAGAAACTACTGTTGATGACCCTGCCATATCCCATGGGTTAACAAAATTATCAGCTTCCGTTAAAACTTGTTCATCTGTACTTAAACCTCTAATAAGACCTTGTTCAAATAAATTATTTATTAAGTTTGGATATACTTCATGTACATAAAGTGGATATTCATTTTTTTCTTTATCAAATACATCAGTACCAAGAATCTTAGTTATGTATTTTGAAGAAGATGTATCAAATGAACAGTCAAAACTATGTGCAACCGATGCGATATCGGTAACATTTAAGTTAAATTCTGATAATGGATTTGTATCTATTGTTGTACCAGTAATTTGAACCGCTGTTGAGCCGGTTACTCTATGTACAAGTGCATTTGATACGTATGAACCTCTTGATCTTAATAAACATACTGTTCTTCCAGCATAATCAGCATTTAATGCTGCTGAATATTTGTATCTTGTCACACTAAATGATGTAGCACCTGTTAAAACAAATAAGTAAGAATAAACACCATGAATTGTTGAATCGGTAGAACCACTTTTTACAAAGTAATTGTTATACCAGTTCTTATTAGCGTTTCCAATAGGTGATAATAATTGAGTTCCAGTTAATCCACTTGTTGCAGATGCCGGTACCGTACCGATTGTAAACCATTCATTAAGAGCATAAGCTCCATTAGAATTTGAACCAGCAACCAAATAATCGGTAATTGATGTTCCTTCTGTTGATGTTTTACCTGAAAGTTCAGCATAGAATGTTGAGCCTGTTATTGTTGATAAAGAAGTGGGTGTTAATGTACTACCACTTGTTGTTGGTGTACTTGTTAAATCTACAGTTACGCTACCCAATGTCTTGATACCATAAGTTTTACCTGGTTTGTAACCAGTTAATCCTAAAACTCTAGTTACAAATAATTGATTTGATTCTTGTAAATATGATTTAGCGACATACGGAAGTTCATATTTAGGGTTACCATCTCCGTATTTTACTGGACTGGTTGTGCCAAAATATGTTTTAAATTCGTCGAAATTAGAAATCAATATTGGTTCGAACGCGGGACCTTTTATAGTCTCACCTACTAGACCCAATGTTGTAACTCCAACGCTTTGCGCTACGAATGTTAGATCCTTCTCTGATGTGTACACACCTGGAGACACGAATACTCTGTTTGAATTTGCTGCCATTGATAAATGTTTGGTTAAATAATTTTATTCTTTCCAAATAAATATCTTTGTTTTAAGCAAAGATTTCTCAATTTTTTTGTATTTAGATAGTAATTTATCCTTTTTTATCATTATTTATCTTTATACATGAAAAACAAAAGTAAAAACGTAAAAATCAGTGAAAAATACCACGAAATGTTAAAATCATATTGTGATAAGAAGGGATTAAAAATATATAAAATTTTAGAAAAATTAATAGAAGACACCTGTAAACCCAAAAAAACGGATCTTTATGATGAAGATTAGTAAACGTATGTTACACCAACTTTAGATCCTGATATTGGTGAAAAATTCAGTTTAACCTGATTAGACGACTCAACATCAAAACCCTGACCTTCTTCTTCAATAAGACCATTAATATCTAAACTGACAATACTGTCTATTGAATTTAAAAGAGTAAATATTAATGTTGATCCGTTATATGTGAAATATTCAGTAGACACCTGCAACGTCTTACCGTAGCTATCAATAAACACACTATTTCTACCTTTAAAGTATGTTATTGTGATAGTACTACCCTCAAGAGGTGGGCTTGCAAAGGTAATTTTTGATGTACCAGCAATATGAAAAAAGTCTACATCTCTTTCTTGTAAAAGACCATTTATAGCAACATTAAATAACATACTAATACTTTCACCAACACTAAATGCTGTTTGTAACCCATCTGCTTTAAATGTGGCGATTGTAATATCAATTCTTTTATTAATGTATTTCTTTTGAAAATTCGTATTTTTAGCAAACTCATTCATCAAGAAAAATCTACTAACGGCTGGTTTAACCTCAAATTCATCTTGGTCAATCAAGAAACCGAGCATGGTAAATTGATACGTTTGCATATAAAATCTACGTCCGTCTATTTGATCAATAGGCGAATTATCTTCAACCTTATCCATTATAATTGGTATATAATGACCTTTTACTATAGTATACGCCTGTCTTGATGCAAATTTTTGTAAAACTATTTTGTTAAACCTATTTAATTCTCTAAGTTTTGTACACACAATTGTCACCTCAAAGGTAATATCTACCGCAACAGGCTGTGGAATCTTATAAACGTCTGCGCCCATTTGTGTTCCGTTCCAAGTTGCTACCGAAGCATAGTGAAACTGAAGTCTATCTGGTATTGTTCTGGTAACTGATGGGTTTGTTCCCGGTTGAACGTCCGGTCTTCTAATAACACCAACAAATGGTACCTTTAAATTACCGTCATCATCTGAAAATTCCCAGGTATTCATAATTTGAGCCCACCTTTGGATTGTTAATATTTTAGGTATAACCGGTATTTGTTCGCCATCAGATATGACAACAAAGTTTTTCTTAATAAAATCCAACATCCCAGAATCTAAATCGTCGTGTAAAACAGAATCAGGAAGATAAGAATCAGATTTGGTTATTTTTTCCAATAATTCTTGTCTTCTTTCGGTAAGCTGTTTACCCTTGTAAATTTGAATATCTGTTTTTCTTTTAGGTATTCCCATGTTATACTCCTCTAAATTCTTGTTCCTGTGCAATTGCACAAGTAATCGTTCTATAGTATGGTTTAAAACCAAATAGATGATGTTTATTATCTGAAGTTACTCTACCGTCATTTGTAACGGTATAAAATCTAATTTTTTCTTCAGATTCTGGATATCCAATATAATCCCCGTATCTTATATCTATACCTAATTCTTCTAAATGTTTAATATAAACGGATAAAAGTAAATTACCCGGCTCCAAATACCTAAGCATACCGCCTTTATATGAACTATTTTTTGCTTCTTCTACCTTAACTAATGCATTAAATTCAATTGGCGGAAAATATTTGATCTCATCCTTACCAACTTCACCATATACATCGTCTTTATCAGTTTTTTGTCTATCAACCCTATAAAGAACCAACTTCATGTTTAAATCACCGTGCAAATACTCCTGACCTATTTGTATTTGTAGGCTGAAATCCTCTTCAGAAAAGAATTTACTCATTCTTGTTATCGGTAATTTATTCTCCATAATATCTATAAATAGTTTAGAAAGTGTTTGTAATTAGTTATATTTTATAATGTATGGAAACTAAAATACCGGAAATAGTGGGTAGAGAAATATTACTGGCATATGCTGGTTCGAACAATCACCTATTGGAACTTAAAAAAAGGCTTTTAGAAAGTAAACATTTTTCTTTGAGTAGGACTCAAGCTGATTATATTATCAAGAATGAAAAGACAATTCCAAAAGTAGCTAGAAAAAAAGTTAAATTATTTTCATCCTTTGCAGATAAAATAATGCTTGATAGGTTATTACCAAAACCACCTGAAGATATTTGGGTGGAAAAATTATTATGTGAATCAGATAAGGCATATCATATATGGGGTAAAGTTTTAGAAACTGATCAGATGCATTCTTTTTGGGTCCCTAAAATGGCGATAGTTCAGGAGGAGAAGAAATTAGACAGAGAAATTGATTATTCACCTTATGATGTTAGACCACCAATGGAACATCAAAAAACCGCGATCGAAAAACTTTTAGCAAATGATAAATTCATTCTTGCCGATGACATGGGTCTGGGTAAAACAACGGCTGCAGTTATTGGCTCTTTAGAAAGTGGGGCAAAGAAAATTTTAATTGTTTGTCCAGCCTCATTAAAGATTAACTGGGAAAGAGAAATTAAAAATTATACAGATAGAAGAATATTATTAATTGAAGGTAAAAAATGGGGATCTACTTTTGATTATTATATTATTAACTATGATATATTAAAAAACTTTCACACAACAGATAAAAGTGAGGATAGTGAAGCGTATCAATTAATCACAAATGCTGGATTTGATTTAGCAATTGTGGATGAGGCTCATTATATTTCAAATTCAACAGCACAAAGAACTAAATTATTAAATGATATTCTTAGTAAGATTCCTAAGGTTTGGTTGTTAACAGGAACACCTATGACGTCTAGACCGATAAATTATTATAACTTACTTAAGATTGTTGAATCACCATTAACATTGAATTGGCAAAGTTATGTTTTTAGATATTGTGCCGGTTATCAATTTAGAGTTGGTAGCAGAAAAGTATGGAATACATCAGGAGCATCTAATCTAGATGAATTAAGGGAAAAGACTAAAAATCTTGTTTTAAGAAGAATGAAGACTGACATCTTGGATTTACCAGAAAAAATCATCACCCCTGTTTATTTAGAGCTTCAAAGTAGATTCTATGATCACGAACTAGAAGACTTCATTAGAATTACCAAAGAAAAAAGAAACAGCGAAAGCGTTTCGGTTACTTTAAATAGATTAATGAAACTTAGACAATTAATTGCAATTGAAAAGGTCCCATATACTTGTGAGTTTATTGATAAGTTTATTGAACAAGATAAGAAAGTTATTGTCTTCACAAATTTTACCGCGTCATTAGATATGATACATGAAAAATATAAGAAAAACTCTGTTATTTTAGATGGTAGAATGAGCAAAGAAAAAAGACAAGAAAGTGTAGATAAATTTCAAAACAACGATAAAATAAAAATATTCATTTCAAACATTAAAGCTGGTGGTGTTGGTATAACATTAACTGCGGCTGAAACTGTTATTATGAACGATCTTTCTTTTGTTCCGGCCGATCATTCACAGGCTGAAGATAGGGCATATAGATATGGCCAAAAAAATACTGTATTGGTATATTATCCCGTTTTTGAAAATACAATCGAAATACAGGTTTATAATATTTTACAAAAGAAAAAGGGTATTATTGACCAAGTTATGGGTGATGGGGAATATAGCGACACTTTCGCTAGTGAGTTACTTAAGAATTTATTATAGTTTTATAATAAATCCGGTATTTATAATAAAATGAAATCTGAATGAGTACCGTAATTAGTCTTACAGAAAAGGAAAAGCTTTATAGCCAAATCCTACACTTATTAGGTATGCCTGTTAGGGGTGTAGAATTAACTGAAGAACAAATGGATTCTTTCTTAGAATTATCCGTAAATGAATATGAGCAGTATGTGAGTGATTGGTTAGTAGAATCACAATGGTCATCATTAGTTGGGTTAGACGTTGATAATCAATCATTAACTAGAGCATTTACTACTAGAGATATGAATTTTGAAAATCAATACACACATTCTTATTCTAAAATTGTTGGTTTACAAGCTGACGGTCCATGGGTACTTAAAAAAGATTACATTGATTTGGTAGCTGGTCAACAAATATATGAAGTTCCAGCCGGACGAGAAATAAACGAATTATTATGGTTTAGTAGAGCAGAGCTTGCTGGTTCTGTTGCAGATCCATTTTTAGGTGGTTTTGGTGGCCTAGGTGGCGTTGGATTTGGTGGGATGGGTGGTTTTGCTCAAGTGGGTTCATCAGGGTCTTATTTCATGTTTCCTGCGTTTGACTTACTATTAAGAATGCAAGACAGAAACATTAAAAATAGATTGTTTGGTGGTGAATTAACATATAGAATTACAGCTGGTCCCAACGGAACAAAATTTATACACTTAGCAAACGTTCCAGGCGGAAGATTTGATTTTGGTAATATAAAAAGACACGAGGATAAAGTTTGGTATTGGTATTATGATACCATGGATAGAGATACTTGTCTAGACGAGAACAAAGACGTTATTAAATTACCGTCTGATGTTATGACACAACAATTGGCTTGGGATGAATTAAATAGACCGGCACAAAACTGGGTAAGAAAATACCTTACAACTTATTGCAAAGAAGCTCTTGGTAGAATATATGGTAAATTCTCTGGAGACCTTAAGGTACCAGATAGTGATGTTAAATTAGATTATACATCATTACTTACAGAAGCAAAAGACGAAAGAATGAAACTTAATGAAGAGTTGATGTTAAGATTAGAAAGACTTCGTCCAGATAAAATGCTTGAAAGAAAGGGTAATGAAGCGGAGAACTTAAACAAGGCCCTGAAATTCAGAGCCATGCCAAGTCCATTTAATGTTATTTAATCCATAGGTATAGAAGCGTGATATGCATAATCATGTCCATTATTCTCAATGATTTCTTCATCTTTAAGATCTTTAACACTTTCTGCTTGAAATGAAACCACCTTTCTATTATAATCAACCCATCTTTGATCTACAATATTTAAACTATCTTCAACATACATAAAGAAGGGGTCTTTATTTACTTTATTCCAAAATAAAACCTCACCATCTGATAATGTCATCACCTCATCTAAACTATCTTGACCACCTTCTTTAAGTGGAAACCCAGAAACTAACTCACATTGTTTTTTTGTAAATTGTTGTTCATCAATTGGGTCTTCAATTAAAATACTATCTCTAATTTCAGGTTTAAATACAACCAAAAGTGGCTCAATTCTCTTATTAAATGTTGTAATATTTCTAGCAACATTATATTCTCCAGTCATATCAGGATTATTAGCCAATTCTTTTTCTGGAATCATATAACAATTCACTTGAATATAATCTTTTGGTATTTCATTACCATACTTAAGCAAATAATCTTCTTTCTCTTTTTTTGTTGGTTTCGTTATTTTCTTAACATCACCATCAGCTTTTTTTGTTCCATTATTTATGTAATAAATTGTTTCACCCAATGTTGCATGGTAATTATTTTCTAATATTAATTCCATATGCGCTTGACGAGACATTGTAGAACCCGATTTGGTTGTTTTCTTACAATGTTTTTTATAATCATCAACACTTTGTTTAACACGAGCCTTACTAGCGATCTTAGCTAATGGTATTTCTTTATTATATAACTTTTTGATGGTTGAATAATACAAGTTTAAAAAATCTTGACCATCTCCATTAAGTAATTTTACTAACCCCTCATCCAAGAACTCAACAACGAATTGCTGAAGTCTTTTAGATTTTATGGTATTACCTGTTAGTTTTATTTTTTCTTTTCCCTTCTTAATTATTTTAATGATATAATTTTTTCTGGAAAGATTAATACATGCAGGTGCCATATAATCAATATCCAATCCCATTTCATTTCTCATGAACAGATCATTGAATTCTGCAGTGTCGGCCTCAACACCATAATATTCTTTACCTTCTTGAACCATCTCATTAAACCCCTTACCAACATATTTGTGATCATTAATATCTTCAGGTGTTTCAAAGTTCACACCATCTGTATCCATAACAAGTGGTTTATAATTTTTACTTTGAAAGAACATAATCATCATTCTTAAACATTGGCGCCCAACACATGTAATTGTTTCACCCATATCCATATCACCCCAAGGAAAAACATGTGGCGCTGATAACGAACCAAAATATGCGTTGATAAAAATTTTAATTGGTAACTGCTTTCGATCATACATCTCAGACAAAACCGGATTACTATTCTTTAATTCACCAGCAAGAAGTTTATATTTAATACGAATGTTACGAAAATATTTTAGCATAGATTTCTGAACGCCCATTACATCACATTCAGGAAAAACATCATATACAAGTTGTATTGATGGATAAAGTGATGCATAGTCAAACTTCACTATATTTTTTGAAAAACCAACGTTTAGTAAACGAGATAATCCACCAGTAATTGGTCTCTTTTCATCTTTAAGTGGTATTGCCAAATTATTATCATAAGACCACGCAAGCATTAATATCTTCCAAAGAGTTGCGGTACCCATTGTTGATATTCTTTCGTATGTTGTTGGAATTACTTTAGATAATAAAAATGTTGATTGACTAAATGAATCATCAACAACCATTGTTTCATATAAGTCATCATCAAGATATTGTTCAACAATTCTTTGACCTGGCCATATTTCAAATTTACCTGGATATTTTTCTAATAAACCATCAGTCCCTAAATCACCAATTTTCTTATAACCACCCGTCTTAGGATTTACATAATAACTTTCATTATCAAGATATATTTTAGAAATAAACGCACCATCAACGTATACACGATTTTCTTTTTCTTTCTCTAGATATTTTGTAATATATTTTAATCCCCAGCTTTTAATTTCAGAATTAATCGCTTGTGCTCTTCTAACAGCATGAGCAATATCGACAATATTAAACCCCCACAACACATACTGTGTATATGGTTCCACCTCATTTGCTAATTTTAATTTACCTTCTTTTATTCTAAGCGGATTGTCGTTTAGTATTTTAGTTAATTTATTAATATTCAACCCCAAAATCTCAGCTCTCTTTAAAATAAATGGTAAGTCAAATGCCGCAGAATTATATCCACCAATAATACTTGGTTTTAATTCTTTTATTATTTTAAAAAACTCTTCAATACATCTTTTCTCACCATCTTCTCCATATGCGTTTAATAACTTGCTATAGCCTCTATTATCTTTAACTCCGATTAGAATGATATTAGTTGTCTCCGGGTCTAAACCCGTTGTTTCAATGTCAAATACAAGTCGGTGAACCTCGGAATAGTCTTCAATACCCTTAAATAATCTCTTTTTTTTCTGCACCAAATACTGTTCAGCTGGTGACAATATTTGAAATTGAGATTTGAAATCTTCACCCCAAGGATCAATTCCACCATCTTTAAAAAATGCTATTAGAGATTGATAACCATTAGTGCTCTTAACTAGATATTTTAATCCGGCCTCTAATCTATCATTACCCATGGTTTCAAGTTTGGTACTTAATATACCATATTGCCCCATTTTCTTTTTCTGTAATTCCTTACTACCATTATAGAAGTTAAATCCAGATAAGTCTCCGGCCCAAAGAAATGGTGTAAAAGTATCCTCAAGGACAATTTTACCTCTTTCTGGGTGTTGTATAATTTTGTAAATTTTGTTTTTTCGGTAGTCATATTCAATACCGACAATGAATCTTTCGGGGTCAGACCCGTTCAAGAAGGTTTCGATAACCTCTTGAGAAATAATCTCTTGCATGATTTATAATTTATGGATGACACATTAGCTTACGGGATTCCCGTAGTTAGCCTTAATTAACCATAAAAATAAGTAAAATTTTCGAAAAAAACAAAAACTATATGATATTAATATATAATTTTTCTCGTACTGGTAGGATAAGTTTTGTTGTTTTTGTTGAGTTTGTGTCTAGAAATTGAATATTAATTTTACCTTCAAACTTACCCGGTTTTGCGGTCTGAAGCTCTGTAAATCTGTATGTTATATAATATTCCAATGTTGTCTGATTGTATTTTTTGTTTCTGGTTGTTAAAAAACACTGGGCATTTAAAACAGATGGCTCGCCAGTTTTATGGTCATACATTTCAAATGTAATGTCTGTATTTTCCAATAAATCGTTAAATGAAGATTTATCGTTTTTACCATCATCAATTAGTCTCATTTTTAATATTGGGTCACTTGCGCCCTGTCTTATAAAAAATTCCATATGTTATAAATAGTTTGTTTATTTTATTGTGGTGTAACTGTTGGTGTTGGTGATGGTGATGGTGTAGCACTTGGTGTAGGTGTTGGGGATGGAGTTGCGGTAGGTAAAGGTAACCCACTTAAATCATCAATACAACCAATACCACATATCTCAAAATCATAGTTGTTTAAAATATTTAAAAAATCATGTCTAACATGAACAAAGTCTAATGGTTCCTCATAATATTTTATTTTTTTCATTTTAAAACAACAAACGCCACTGTGAATATTGTTCATTAAACCAGTTCCAGCTCCCCAAGATTGTATAAATGGTTGAGTCCCTCTTGTTGATGGAATAACTTCTTCCCAATTCTCTAACTTATAGATGGGTCTTCCGTTTAGGTATATTTTAAGTGTACCTAATCTTCTCTGTTTTTCATCTGCCCATTTTTGACTTAAGGCTTCTGCTGAATCCCAAACTGTTAATTGTGTAGATGTTACTGCAGTAACTTCGGTATTTTGATATGGTGACGTTCTGTAACCTATCATATCATTAAAACCACCATCATTTTCTACATCACAATTATCATAATGTTTATATCTATCAAAACTGATTGTAATATTAAAATCTTTAGTTGCTCCCGTTGTACACAATGTTGGTGTTTGTCCACTAGACAGATAATATGATTCAGAATATGCTCCATTAACACAGGCACCAGAATAACGATACGCAGACCATTTTATTCTTCCATCGGAGGTAAATCCAAAAGAAAGATTGTTATCAGCATAATCAGAAACAACATTAGTACCTCTAACACCCCAATAGTAAAATATTCCTCCATAAGCCCAACTTAAACTATTTCTATTAAAAATAAAATCTAATGTCCACCCCTTTTCGTTTCTTCTTGCCAATGTTGGTGTACAATTGTCTGTTCCTTGACCTTGATTAAAATCATATGCCCACGGCTTAACAACTTGAATTGGGGCCAAAGGTGAACACGCATTAGGGTTAATAATATTTTTTCTTGATTTATATACATCGGTTGTAAATCCAGATATTAATTGAGATTTAGTATAACCAGTTAAAGCATTAGAATCTGAAAGAGCTAGATTATATGAGTTTATTTTAAAATAATGTGTTCTACCACTAATTAATGTGAATTTATATCTATTTGAGTCTAGTAATGTGTTTTTATAGTTTGACCCAATATGACTAGTAAAATCATTATAGTTAAGAGTCATCTGTAAGCCAGAATAGGTATATCCACTAACTAAGTCTGAAATGTCGTCTTCAGATAGGTTAATTAAGTTTTTTTGACACTGTAAATCGGTTAAATTCTGGTTTATTTTTAAACTTTCATACACAATTGGTTTGTATATGTCTAAAACCTCAGTATTATAGTCAGTATCGACTTTTGTGATTTCATAATCATAAAATTCTGACGAATCTAGCTTGGCATCCAATCTTGTACCATAAAACTTTAAAATATTCTGGCTATTCATATTTAAATAAATATCTTTCATACCGTTTGATATTTATATAAAAAAGATTCCATGAACGATTTTATAAAACAAGTAATAGAAGAGAAATTTGCATCAAAGTCACAGCAAAGGTATTTCTACGCTAAAGCCAATGAAAAGGGTGCCCCTAAAAAAGAAAAGAAAAAGTGGAAAAAGTGGGCTAGCGAGTTTTCTAGCGATACTAATTTTGAAAAAATACCAGATAAAGTTGAAAATAAAGAGGAGGATATTGAAGAAATTGTTGATGAAAAAGGTAACATTAAGAGAGGTGATATCCCAACTCAAATTAAAAAATCTTTAGTTGGAGCTAAAAAAAGAACAGATAAAGTTGTAAAATCGGCTAGTGGGGCGATGGGTTCTCATAGTATTTACGGAACATATTCATCAGTAATTAATAATTTTAATAACCTATATGAAGAAAATGGGGGAAAAGAAGATGTAAAAGAAATTGCAATGGATGATACCCTGGGGTATGAAAATACCATGGGCGATGACAAATCATATGACGAAGCATATAACTATTTTATTAAAGATTTAGGTCTTCCAGAAGATGAAGCTAAAGAGAGGTTAGCCGCGATGGGGTATATAGAGGGACAAAAAGATTTAGTTAGATTGGTTGAAAATCCTAAAAAATTCATGCAGGACTATATCGAAAGCGTTTTAGTTAAAAAATCTCAAGATTCAGATGTTTTAGAAAAAGAAGATGAACAAACCGTTAATCCATTAATATTAAAACAAATTGATTCACTTAAAAAAAGTTTAATAAAAAATAATATTCCGGTTGATAAAATAGTAAAACGTCTAAAAGGTGAATAGTCAATTAAAAAATAATGTTTATGATGTCCCAGAGGAAGTGTTAAATAAAATTAATTCAACACTTTCTACTATCAAAGATCCAAATGTAATTGGAATAGATAGAGCTAAAAAATTGATTAACGATAAAAAAGTTACATACGGGCAATTAAAAAGAATTATTCACGACATCAAGAATCTTGATAAAAACACCGAACAAACCAGATATAATTTATATGGCGGCGAGGTAATGGAAAAATGGTCTAATACTTTTTTAGATGGTGAGAGGCAATTAGTTAGATCAAAAAAACTTGCTTCACATAATATTAATAATAATACGGGAATGAATGGCTTGAGAAAGAATCCATTTAGAAAAGAAGGCGAAAGAAAACACAGTAATAAAATGTCTGTTGATTTATTAAAATCAAATTCAGAAGAAAATTCAGTTTCCTCACTAAAACAGAACGGTTTATTTGAGCAAATTAAAAGAATTAAAAAATTAATGTAAATATGGCAACACAATTAGAAATTATTGCTGAGAAAGAAAGACAGGCACACTTAACAAGAAATTCATATCTTGAAAAAAATGGTTATGGTATAACACATGAAAATGCACTATCAAATGGGGATGAAAAAGGTAAAGGAGAAACAGCAACTATTGGTTCATCTTTAGATATTCAAACTAGGGTTAATAATTTACTTAAAAATCCTTATTCTCCAAGTAATGAGTATAATTCAAATAATCCTAATGCATTGTCAGATGGCGATGAAAAGGGAAAAGGTGAAAATGGTACCATTGGTTCTTCTGTTGATATACTAACGAGAAATGAGCTAATGGCTAAAAATACGTATTTTCAAAACAAAGGCTATGGTGTAACTAACCCTAATGCATTATCAGATGGTGATGAAAAGGGAAAAGGTGAGAATAGTAATAGTATTGGTTCATTAACCGACATAAAAACGAGAACTGAAAGCTTAAATAGAAACCCATATAATAATCAAAATGGTTATAATAGTACAAATCCTAATGCATTATCAGATGGTGATGAAAAAGGAAAAGGTGAAAATAATGGATCTATTGGATCATTAACTGATATTAATTTAAGAAATGATAGTGTAGCTAGAAATAAATTTGGTGCAACAAAAGGTTATCCAGATTTTTAATATGACATTAAACGAATACTATATTGATATACTAGAAGAACAAAATGATCTTGTTCTTAAAACAACTAAAAATAAACCTTTAGTGGATGCTATTACAAATAGGCATCCTATTAGTTTTTTCTATACTGGGCCAAGAAAACCTAAAAAAACAAGTGTAAGAGCTGGTTATCGAGTAAAAGCGGAGCCTGTTGCATTAGGATTAAATAAAAAAGGTAGACTTGTTGTTAGAGCGTGGATCGATAATCCGTCGGTATCAAAAAGAGGAACACCTAGTAATGTTGGAAACGAAAAAGCAAATTATGGTTGGAGAACATTTTTAGTAGCGAGAATTAATAATGTTAACGTTTTAAAAGACGAAACTTTCGATACCCCTAGAGAAAAATTTAACGGGGGTGGTGATGACAAGTCAATGAGTGTAACATATGTTAGTACTGATTTCTCAGCTAAACCAAAAGAACCAAAAGTAAAACCAGAACCAAAAGTTGTTGCGCCTAAAGCTGAACCAGTAAAACCAACAAAAAAACCTGGAGTAACAAAAACAACCAGAAATTTTGATAAAGAAATGACAACAGCACAAAATGATTTGGCAAAGGTTGTTTCTGATTTAAAATCAACAAACGAAAAATACAAACAAGTTAAAGATACTCCGGAAGCAGAACCTCTTTTAAACATATTAAAAGATTTGACGGGAAAGAAAAAAGAATTAACAATTAAAATCGACGATTTGGTTAATCAAATTGCACAATCTGGTGTAGACATGAAAAATGTTAATGTTCAGAAATTTTTAAGTGCTAATAGAGCCATTAAAAAAGAACCAGAAATTAATATACCAGAGCCAACTAAAAAACCAACTAAAAAACCAAACGAACCAAATCAATCTACAGATAAAACTAAACTACCAGAACCTAAAAAAACTGAAAAACCAAACAAAAGTCCGGAAGATGAAAATCGTTATGATCTAAGTGAATCTTTTGTTCATAGAGTTAAAAAACTTATTTCGTATTTTTAACTTTATTTTTGGTTATAATTAGAATATATTTATTAATATGACACAATTAAATACCGGCCCAATTAGTTCAAACGATTTGATGCAAAAATTGGCGCAAGCAAAAAAGATAATGAATAAAGTAGATACAGGTAATTTCGAGAGAGGTCACGTTAATGAGCAAGTATTAATGAATGATCCAGAAGAATATATTCATACAAATAATATGCCACCATTGTCCGAGACAAGAAATGTATCAGCTTCGGTTAATTTTGATAAAATAGAAAACTCCAAATTACCCGATGCAATCAAAAAAGCTATGAGGGAGAGTCCAATACAACAAATGCCGCAAATTTCATTAAATGAAACATTGGACATGGATTTTATAAAAGGGGCAAAGAGACTAATGGAACAAGAAGGCGTCCCTTCTAAAAAAACACAACCACAGCAAAGACAAGCCCCAAGTACAACTACAGCTGGTAATATTGATATGAACGCAATCGCAGTTCTTATTGAAAACACAGTTCGCAAAGTGATGGATGAAAAATTAAATCAAATCCTTAGTGCATCTACAACTGCATCAATTAATGAAAATTTGGTGTTAAAGGTTGGTGATTCTATTTTTAAGGGTAAAATCACCGGTGTAAATAAAGCGAAGTAATTTACTTTTATTTTTTAATCCCTTATACTAGACATATAATATTAATATATGTCAAAAGTAAGAGTTTTAGCCATTCCATCAGACGCTCACGGAGTTGGAAAATACAGGATATTAGATCCATTTAAATTTATTGGTAACAATTTTAATAATGATATCCATGTTGATATTGTTATGAATTTAGAAGACAACGATGCTGTTTTCGATAATTACGATGTTGTCATTTTTCATAGCTTCATTCATCAGGTTAATCACGAAAGAAACGTAGAAAGAGTTAAGTGGTTAAAAGCTAAAGGAATTAAAACAGTAATGGATATTGATGACTTTTGGACTGTTGATCAAAGACACCCACTATATGAACAAATAAGACTTGCTAAAGTTGGTGAAAAAAAGGCTGAACTATTAAAGCTAGTTGACTACATCACGTGTACAACACCATTTTTTGCTAATGAAATTAAAAAAAGGTTAAACCTAACAAAAAATATTTTTGTTTTCCCTAATGCGGTTGACGAAAACGAACCACAATTTAAACCAAATCCAATTCAATCCGATAGATTAAGATTTGGCTGGTTAGGTGGATCATCCCACTTACATGACATTGAATTATTAAAATCTGGAATTGAAAGTATACAAAGCAGCGATTTAAATAAAACACAGTTTGTTTTATGTGGTTTTGATATTAGAGGAAGCGTCACAGAAATAGACAAATCAACTGGTCAACAAAGACAAAGACCAATCATGCCACACGAAACGGTTTGGAGCAAATATGAGAGTATTTTTACAAACTCATATAAAGTATTAGATGAGAACTACAAGAACCACTTAACATCATTTAAACAAATGGATTACGAATCAATGGATGTTCCTTATGTTAGAAGATGGACACAAGAGGTTAGCAAGTATGCTATGAACTACAACTATTTTGATGTGTCATTAGCCCCGCTTGTTGAATCATTCTTTAATTCATGCAAATCTCAATTAAAAGTTATTGAAGCCGGATTTCATAAAAAAGCAATAATCGCAAGTGAAACTAATCCATATACAATAGATTTAGTGTCAGCGGTTGACAATGGTGTATTCAACGATAAAGGTAACGCGCTTGTGGTTTCACCTAGAAAAAACCATAAAGATTGGGCTAAACATATGAAAAGGTTAATCAACAATCCTAACTTAGTTCAAGACTTAGGTAACAGACTATATGAAACCGTTAAGGTTAATTACTCGTTAAAAAAGGTGTGTGATGATAGGGTTGAGTTTTTAAAATTAATTACCACCAAATAATTGTTACTTTTTTTGTTTTTATAAATTAAATCATCTATATTAGTAACGAACAATAAAATATAAAAATTATGTATTATCTAATTACAATTGGTTACGAAACCGAACAAACGGACCGAGAGGGTAACCCAAGAATTAAAAAAGTTAAGTATGTGTTGCAAGCTAACTCTGTGGAAGAAGCAACTATCGTTGCTGCCAAGTATCGATCTGGTGATATCAGAGGTAGTGAGAGCCTAAGCGTCTCTAAGATGCAAATTGAGTGTGTGATTGATGAAAAAAACACACCAGAATATTACAAATAAAATATGTTATCTAAGGATAGGATTGAAAAAAATAAAGAAAAATTTCAAGAAACTAACTTAAGGTATAATATTTTTACAAAAGAGTTAGAGGAGTTTCTGGGGAGTGATTTTTATCATGCCCCAGCTTCTCCTTCTTTAGATTTATATGGTTGCTATCCTGGAGGTCTATTAGATCATTTAATGAAGGTTTGTAAGTACTCATTAAACATAAACGATATTCTACCAGAAAAAATAAAATTAAATAAAGAAAAAATAATAAAAACCGTTTTTCTTTCTCAAATAGGTAAAGTGTTTCTTTTTAAAATGAATGATAGTGAATGGCATAGAACCAATTTAGGTAAAATGTACGTTTATAATTCAGAAGGGATGACAGCTCTTAAAGTTGGAGAAAGAAGTGCTTACTATGCAACCAAATATGGTTGTTCGTTAGAAGAAGATGAATACCAAGCCATTATAAACATAGATAAAGATTCTGATGATAAAATGGCCAAATGGCATTCATTGATTTTAAGCCAGGTAATGAAACACGGATTTGAATTAGCATTAATAGAAGAAAAATATGGAACAAGGTAATTTTCAGGAAATTCTAGATAAATTAAAAGAGTATGAAAAACTATTATCGGTAGATGAAACTGATGATACAATTGATGAAGAATTAGCCAAGCAAATAAATTTAACATTGGATGATTTAAATAGTGAAATTTATAATGCACAGAAAGAGGAATATTCAAAACTTTCGGTTAAATATATAAATAAATCGACTAATGAAGATCCCAAATTTGCGTATGAGGGTGATAGTGGATTTGATCTTAGAGCAGATATTGATGAACCAATCGTTTTAAATCCATTAAAAAGAGTTTTAGTTCCAACTGGGTTATATTTTGAATTAGAAAAAGGTACAGAAATACAAGTTAGACCAAGAAGTGGTTTAGCCATAAAAAATGGTATTACTGTTTTAAATAGCCCAGGAACGGTTGATAGTCATTATAGAGGTGAGGTTAAGATTCCGTTAATTAATCTAGGGGAAGAGCCGTTTACAATACAAAAAGGTGACAGAATCGCTCAAGCGGTAATTATGCCAGTGTTCGGTGAAGGTAAGATTATTTTAGCTAAAACAGAGGTGATTAATGAAACTTTAAGAGGTGATGGTGGATTTAATTCTAGTGGAATTAAGTGATATTTATAAGTGTGACAATAATCGTAAATTAAAACTCAAACAACTTGATTAAGTCGAAAACAAAACCAGGGCTAGTAGAAGAGAAGAAAATACCACATAAGCAGAGAATTAGAGAAATCATCAAAAAACCAAAAGAAAAGTTCCTTACCAAAAATCAAGAAAAATATTGGGAGATTTTAGGCGAAAACCAAATAACATTATGTTTTGGGCCAGCCGGAGTCGGTAAATCATATATTGCAATGAAAAGGGCGGTAGACTTATTACATGATGATGATAATAAATTTGAAAAAATTATCATAGTTAGACCCGCTGTTGAGGCTGAAGAGAAATTAGGTTCCTTACCTGGTGGATTAGAAGAAAAATTAGATCCCTACATTTATCCATCATATTATTTACTAAATAAAATAATAGGTAAAGAAGCGAGAGAACAATTGAAAGATGAGGGGTATATCGAAGTTGCTGCATTAGCATATATGAGAGGATGGAATGTTGATAATACAATTCTGGTTTTTGAAGAAGCTCAGAACGCTACACCATCTCAAATAAAGCTACTATTAACGCGTATTGGATTTAATTCTAAATTTTTCTTATCTGGAGATCTAGAACAATCTGACAAATATAAAGATAAAACGAAATCAGGATTATATGATGCCAAAAAAAGATTAGATGGTGTTAGAGGAATTGGTGTTTTCGAATTTGGACATGAGGATATTGTTAGAAACCCAATTATTGGTGAAATATTAAATAGATACGAGTAATTACTCATTTACTTTTTTTAAAATAAGCCCTATCTTTTGGAATATGAATATCTATATTTCAATCGATGGGGTTTTACGTAATTTTATAAACAGGTTTCATTATCATTATGAAAATGCTTACATAAATGTTGATGAAGAGGAAGGATCAACAGATACTTTTGATTATAAAATTACCGAACCAATTACTAATTTAAACCTAACAGATCATTTTGCTTTTCAATCTAAAGAACAAAGCGATCACTTTCAATACATAGAATATCCAATGGAACTCTATGGCCACTCTCCAGTTAGTTATATTAACGTCTATAACGAATTTAATAAATTTGTCTTTGATTATAAAGATCATGATGTTTATTTAGTCGGTTTGGATGAGTATGCTAAAGCAAAACCAGCAACATTATTTTTCTTAGCTAGAAGTGGGTTTATGCCAAATAATATTAAATTTATTTTAAGTGAAAATATTAGTGAAGAATGGGGTAAAGCTGATGTGTGGATATCTGATTCTAAAAGAATTTTAGATTTAAAACCAGATAATAAAGAATTTATACTATTTGAAACAACCTATAACAATTTCTTTACTTACGAGAAAAAAATTAATAAATTAAGTGATATTAATATTGATAATCAAAACAATATTATATTCAATAAAGACGAACAAAAACAATTAGATGCATAATTTTAACGGAAAAGATTATTACATTGATATCGACGGAATCGTTGAAAAATGTAGAACAGGTGGGACAATAAGTGACGAGGATGGTAAAGACGTTATTGAAATAAACGTTTTTAAATATGAGTTAATAAAAATGATGTTAGATCGAGTATTAAATGAATTTGAAGATGAGGGAGAAGATGTTATACTGTCTTCTTTAAAAAATGGCTCCGGATCATTGTCATTTAATCTTGCTTTTAATACCCTAATACAATACGGAATAATAAACGAAGAAATATAAAAAAATGAGTGAAAAATTAAAAAACATCGAAAAATTAGAAGACGCTCTAACCAGAATTGAATCCAAAGAAAATGCGATTTATTTTTTGTGTTATGACACTAAAGGTAATGCTAGGGCTTCTGTTAAACATATCTATGATATGGCATTATATCTGAAACAAGCGGGTATGAATTCAAAAGTACTTGTCGAAGACTCAAAGTATGGTGGAGTATCAGCGTGGCTTGGAGATTCTTATAAAGAAATACCAGTAGTATCAATTAAGGAAGATAAGGTAGAAATGAGTATTGACGATATTCTTGTTGTACCAGAAAGTTATGCTAACGTTTTACAACAATTAGCGAATGTTAGATGTACTAAAATAATGCTAGTTCAACAAAAAGAATATATGTTTGACACATTATCTATTGGAAGTAGATTTAGTGATTTTGGGTTTGATAAAGTTATCACAACAACAGAAGCAGCTAAAAAATATATTTTAGAATACTTTCCAGAATCTTTAGTCTTTATTATTCCTCCTGTTATTGAGGATCATTTTAGCGTGCCCACGTCTCCGTCAAAACCTTTTATTGCTATTAGTTGTAGAGATAGGGTTAAACACAGAAAACTAATATCTGAATTCTATTTAAAATATCCACAACTAAGATGGGTCACGTTTAGAGATATGGTTCAAATGTCAAATTCAGAATTTGCTGAAGGGTTAAAAGAATGTTTTGTTTCATTGTGGTTAGATGATGATAGTACATTTGGAACCTTTCCATTAGAGTCAATGAAAACGGGTGTACCAATTATTGGTAAAATACCTATGACAGAACCTGATTGGTTATCTGAAAATGGTATGTGGACATATGATGAAAGTAAACTTATTGAATTACTGGGCACATATTGTTTAGCTTGGTTAGAGGGTGTTGAAATCAATGATGATGTAAAACAAAAAATGCAAGAAACCTTATTACCATATAACAAAGAAATAACAAAAAACAACACCATTAACATTTTTGAATCATTTAATTCTAAAAGAAAAGAAACGATTTTAAAAGGATTAGAAAAATTAAAACAAGAAGAAGCAGTATGAAAAATATAACAATAATCTTACCGGTTCACAAACTAGATGATGATTATAATTTAATGTTACAAAACGCTGTAGAATCAGCAAAAGAATTTTACAACGATGTTAAATTAATGATCGTTGCGCCCACAACATTAAAAAGCGCCCTAGAAGCGGTTGACTTAGGTAAAAAACTAGAGATTGAATACAAATACCATACTAAAAATACGGATTTTTGTTCTCAAGTAAATGAGGGGATTGATAATTGTAAAACAGATTGGTTTTCAATTTTAGAAGTTGATGACGAATATCAAAAAATATGGTTAAAGTCTATTAATCAACATATCAAAGAAAATGCGGATGTCGATGTTTTTTTACCGATCGTCAAAGATGTTGATGAGGAGGGTAATTTTACAAACTTCACAAATGAGTCTGTTTGGGCATATGGGTTTTCGGAAAAACAAGGTATGATCGATAACGAAGTTTTACTTGAATATCAAAGTTATCAAATCAGTGGTGGTTTATATAAAACAAAGGTTGTTAAAGAAAATGGTGGGTTTAAAGAAAATGTTAAATTAACCTTTGGTTATGAATTTTTATTAAGACTTACACATAATGGGGCAAAAATTATGGTTGTTCCTAGAATTGGATACAGACATGTTAATTTAAGAGAAGACTCCTTATTCTGGTTATATAAAAATGATGAAAAAACAAAGCTAGCAGAAAACGAAGCCAAATTCTGGGTGGAAACAGCAAAAAAAGAATTTTTCTTTACCAATAAACGAGAAGTAAATTATAATGGAAATTAATGCCAAGAAAAAGAACCCAAAAAGTTTATTTTGGGGAGGATCAAGAAAAGGCGGTAGTCATGTACCTAGACAGTATTGATGAGGCAGAAAGAAATAAGATATTCAATGAATATTTACGAGAACCCCTAGTTATTATGGTTGAAAGTATCATAAGAAGATACAAACTATACAGAAAAGATATGGATTTTGAAGACTTACACACCGATACAATGTCCTTTCTTATAACAAAAATTAATAAATTTGATCACACAAAAAACCATAAGGCGTATTCTTATTTTGGAACCATATGTAAGAACTACTTAATGGGTGCGATTCAAAAAGACACTAAAGAACAAAATAGAAGCATTTCATACGAAGACATATCTGAAGACATAGAAAGTAGAGTTGAGTTTTCGTATACTATAGATGAGTACCATATTGATTATACAACGGTTATAATTAATTTAACTAACAAATTAGAGGATTTTATTGAAAAAGAAGATCTAACTGATAATGAAAAAAAATTGGGTTATGCCCTTCTAGAGATTTTTAGCAACTTTGACCAGATTTTTCAAATAGGTGACGGTAATAAGTTTAACAAGAATTTAATTCTTTTGTCTTTAAGAGAAATGACATCCCTATCAACTAAGGAAATTAGAATATCACTTAAAAGATATAAATTATTATATGATGGTGTTTTAGGTAGATTTTTAGAGTAAACCCTATTTATTATTATGAGACCACCAAAGAAAAATTTAGCGATAGATACAGATTCTGCGCTAGCACTGATGCAGGAAATCTACCATGATATTGTAGAGCAAAAAAATACTGCCACACTGATTATGAAAAAGATGCTTTCTTTTATGAAGGAATCTGAAGACATGTCCGTTATTGGGCCAGTAATTAAAGAGCAACAAAAGATCCTAAACGAATGTACCGAAAAGAAACTATCTTTAGTTAAGATTCAGAATACCCTTATTCAAAAGGGTGGAGGATCTACAGATAAGTTCTCAGGAGGTAAAATGACACTTACTGATGAGGATAGAGAATTGCTTGAAAAATTAGTTGGAGACAACGATAATGACAAAGGTCAAAAATATGAACTATAATGATAGATCTTAAAAATAAACAAAGGGAAATTAAATCCAAGTTTAAAATCATCCAACAAGCTAGTGATAGAAAAAAGGATGTTGATGATCTATTAAAAAAATATGACGATACTTTAGAAAACTTACAAGGTCAAGTTGGTAGTACGTTAGAGAGTTATGCGGATATAGCAAAAAAAAAGATACCAAACGTTGAAAACATATTTGAAAAAATAACTAAAGACCTCCAAAAAATACTTCCAGTCAAGCAGAAAGATGGTGAAAGTATGCTTAGAAGAATAACTAGGGAGTCTGTAAAAGAAACAACCGAGTCGATTAAACCCATTTTCTTAGATAATGTTAGAAAATTATTTTTTGCTAGTGATAGTGATATGAATTGTGGTACCACAACACTAATGCCAGTTAGCGGATTGACAATATCTCCCAAAGAATTTGATTATTTAGAAATGTTACAAACCGACCCACAAACTGGGTTAGGTAAAATCATATATGAGGGTGTACAATCTAGTGGCGATAAAATAAAAATGAATAAAATATTTTATGAAAAGTTTAGCGGAGGATCATATATATTTCAATCAATAGATGAAACACAATTATTTTCAATAGAGTGGGATAGTGCCATCCAAAAATATAAAATAGAAGGACTTCAAGGTGCTGGTACAACTATTGACCAGTTCATAACAAAATACTATGAGACTATAGAGTTTCCAAAAATTTCAGATGTTTTAAAAAATAGTTTTTCCATGTTGATCCCGGCTGGCGGAATCAATGTAACTAATGGTAGTTATGATGTTAATCTAAATAAATTAACCAGAGTAATTAATAAAATATGTGCGGTTTGTGGCTCACCACAAAACACATCATTAAAACAAAATGCCGTAGATCAATTTAATGAAAATGATGTTGATTTTGGTTCATTTTTTAACTTTGATGATGTTGAAGGAATTGATATTGATGATGAAAATTTAAGATATCAAAAGGTGTTAAGATTTACAGATTGTAACAATTTTACAATACCAGTAAATCAAGGAATTGTTGAAGAGTTTGCTTTTTTTTCAACAACAAAAAATGATATAACTGAAGTATATAATAGTGCATTGTCCAAGGTGGCCAAAGATGCTGCAAATCAAAACACATCTATTCCTTTTCCACAGTTTGCAGCAAATCTAGATTTTAATGCATTAACTAATTTACCTAAAGCATTAATATCATCTTTATTTTCGGCGAAAATGTTTTTTCCTATTGTTGTTCTGTGGAAAATTTTAAAATCTGCAGCAATGAATGCTGTAACAACGATTGCAACAATAATGAAGAACTTAACAAAAATGATTTATAGTATTATTAAAGACGTTTTCAATAAGTTTTTAACAATTTTTTGGTTAAAAGTTAAACCACAATTAGCACTTATTTTAAAAG